TTCTGCATATGTTGAATATTTGTGTGTAGCTTCTGATTTTCTAACTACTAATAAGTTAGCTCCTTGATACTTTTTATCTCCTAACTTTAGTATATAATCCTGTGCCACATTAACAGATTTTCCACTACCTGCTGAACCTTTCATTGCTCTGTATCTTTTTTTAGTGAAGTTAGCTTCTTTAAAAGATGGATTAAATTTTATTCTAACTATCATTGCTATCACCATAATCTACACTTATTTTCAACTCATCATCTCCAATATCATCCTTACTTAGGTTATCAACCTCACATTTTAACTTCTCAACTCTAGTTTTTTGCTCCTCTGTAGCCAAATTCCAATCCTTATGAATCATTTCATCATACTGTTTAATTAAACTTCTAAGTTCACTCATAGCCCTACTCTGTGCATTAAGAAAAGATGCTTGTCTATCCCATGCAAATTGAAATTCATACTCTATCTTCTCTCCATTTTCTGTGCTTTCATGTTTCTTTAATTCCTTAATCATTTCTTCCTTGTCTTTAACATACATTATCTTTTGTGCTCTTATTATTGCTGCGTATTGAATTATTATCTGTTCCCAAAGAATATCAAATTTATCTTTTATAGATATTTCTTGTATCAATTCCCTAGTTTCTTCGGGTAGATATTTTGAGAAGAAACCAAACTTTTCAGCATTCTTATTACCAGGTGGACCAGTGGCATTTTTATTACCTATGGGTGCACCTCTTTTATTTTTAGATGCACCCTTCTTTTTTTCACTAGCCCAGTTGTATCTTTTAATCCATGACTTTAAAGTGTTTAAACTAATGTCATACTTTGCTGATATTTCCTTTTGTTTCATACCTTTTAGGTAATCTTGTTTTACCTTTTCTTTGACATCTTGCACATCACCACCTCGTTTGTTTGTCGTTTTGGGAATAAAAAAAGAACTCACTTGGAGTTCTTTAACTAATATAATATTTTATGTGATTATTGTTGTATTCCTCTTCCTTGTTTTTTATAAATTTTTCTATCTCTTCATTTTTTATTGTATAGTCATCTTTAAAATTCTTAAGTTTTTTATTAGCAAAATAAATTAACACAAAGAATAGAATTGCACCTATAATACCTATTACAATAAACATTTTTGTATCTTTATCTACTTTTGAAAGCACAAAGAAATCTATAACAACAATAAATAATGATAAAAACGCACTTAAAAAAGAAATAACGCTTCCAAAGATAAATAAAAACATACCCACAAAATCAGTTGTATTGCACAATCTATCAATTTTTTTATATATATTATTTAAACTTGAATTGTGTTTTTCCCAATAATCTACTATTAATATCTTGTGTAATAATATAGAATCATTTTTATCAATAATGCTGAAAACATAATTAGGTATAAAACAATTTATTAAGCTATTTTTATCTTGAAAAAAAGTGATAGAATTTATATTTTTATCTTTTCTATATTCTTCTACATATGGTAACAATATTTTTTCAAAATAAAGCTCTTCATAATTCTCAACCTTCTTTTGACTGCTTTTATAAAATGTAACAATCAATGCTATTGCACTAGAAAGCCATCCTAATTCTTTAAATTGCTCAAAACTATCCATATTCATCCCCCCCAAAGTATAAAATTCAACTTCAAGGGGCAATATCCTTCAAAAAGTATTAGATAAGCACAAAATAATATAATCTGTTTACTCAAAATAAAAATAACTCTTATTATTCATATAAATTTTCACTTTTTTGTATTAAATAAATATCATTACCTAAATACGATGATTTCAGATTTATATTCTTTAAAGTTTTTAATTTCCCATAAGATATATTAGTTATTATAACAACTTCATTGTCAGACTTATAGACTGAATATCCAAATAATAACCACAAAGGGTTTAGATATATAAGATTTAATTTAATATACATTAGACCAATTAGAAAATATAAAATCAGATTTATTGTCATTGTTTTTGTACTAAGAAAATCTGTAGATAAAATTGGAACAATATAAGTCATCATATAACTAATTATTGTATCTTCAGTCTTATTAAAAGACTCAAATTTGTGATTTTCATTTCCCTTTGTACTTTTTAAATCAATTAAAGTAATAAATGAGATGATTACAAGGATAAATACCCCTATTATAAATAAAGAAACTATTTTATCTTCAAATCTTATTATTAACTTAATCTTATCAAAACTATTAATTTTATCAGAATATATAGTAAGTAATATTAAGTATAAAGGCAAGTATGATGATACAAACATTTTGATTCTCATGTTTAAATAGTTCAACCTATTCATGCAACCACCTCCTTTTATTTAATTATATACTATCATCAATTCCTTTTCTATCATGGATTATACTCTTATAATAAGAATCTCTTACTAATCTTATTATGTCCATTAATTGTTCTTTATTTTCATAAATCACTTTATCTCTTTCTCCGTTTCTATCTATATTTATATCTAATTGAAATAAGTCAATTGCATTAACGACATTAGCAAAATCATCAAAACAATTTTCTAATTGTGTCTCTTCACTTAACATTTTAGTCAAAGTTCTTGTAATTCTTCTATCATTTAAACAATCTTCTTCAAATTGTTCAAAGTTATCTATCCTGTTAATGTCTCTTATTATATCTATAGTGTTTTGAGCCTTTTCTAAATATTGATCTGCTATAGAGAAAATCCTCTCTAATGAAATATGATTAAAAATTAAAACATCCTTACCATATATAGCTATATCTATAAAACCATCTAACCCTAATAAATTAGAATCTAATTTTTAAACCTATTATTTTTATAAAACCCATAAAACCTTTACTTGATAATTTTTTAAATTTCGTTACTCTTCTAAAAAAATTTATTTCTTTTTCTTGATTATTTTCTTCAAATTTTATATTCAGACAGTAAAAATTCAATTTATTTATTATATTATTTTCAATATTATCTCTAGATAACTTTTCTTCTCTATAACTTTCTATAACTTTTTCATAGCATCCTATATATTCTATGTCGCAAGTTTCAATAGTTTCATCTTTATATCCAATTGGACTAAACATAACCTGCTCAATATCCTCAAATCTCAATAAATATTCACATACTAAGTTTTTCAAGTAATCTTGTAAGCCATCTTCAATTGTTGGAGAATAACTTATGTAATTTATCCCCCTCTTCATAGTGAAATATAATCTAACTTCAGACCTTTCCAGTTTTAAAATATTCATTATTTCCCTTATATTCATAAATGCTCCATCTCCTTTCAAAATATAAATTTCTACACTAAAACATAATATCCTCCAGCAATCGTTCGACAATTGAAGAATAAGCTGTGTTTTTATGCTAAAATTTTACTGAAAGGAGGTGTTAAACTATGAACATGATTCCAGTTTCATCAAGTAGAATTAGAAGTGTTGGGTGGGAAAACAACACTTTATATGTTCAATTTCATAATGGAGTAACCTATGCTTATTTAAATGTAAGTGAAACAGAATATCAAGACTTCTTAAATTCTCCATCTTTAGGTTCAGAGTTATCAAGACTTGATAAGATACCTCCTTATCATAAGCTTTAATTAACAAGAAACGACTAATCTGATAAATTAGTCGTTTTGATGTTTTACTGGTATACCTATTTCTATAGACAATAATTTTATTCCATCTGTTGAAATAACAATACTGTTATGGGGAGTATATTTTTTATTCAAATATTCTAGTATTGGTTCACATATTTTACTCAGTTCTTCAATTTCTTTTTTCTCCATGCTACTATCCTCCTTCTAAATACTACTAGTTCCTTCAACCTTTCTTGCTTTATTTTCTATTAAAAATTAATCTAAATTTTTATTTATATATAATTCTATCTCTTTAAAATCATTTCCATATGTACAATCTATTATTTTTATACCATCTACATATTTATGATTTAATTTATAATCATATATTTCTTTATAATATCTAAGTTTACTTTCGAAGTTTGTATTTTGAATAATTATTATTTCTTCACTTGGGTATTCTGTTATATTTATTTTTAAACTTATATATTTTTTATCTAACAACTTTGCTTTACAAAAGATTTCCTCTAGATTAATCATATCCATTTTTTATTCTCCTTCGTTTAAAAAAGAAAAAGACTAAGTCGGGGTAGCTTAGTCTTTTTAAAGGGGGAATATATTATACACTTGTTTCATACTATCATTATAACTTATATAAAATAACAATAAAATATCATCATTTTATCACAGTTTTATTTTTAGACCATCAACTCCAAATAGGTATATTCCAAGTTCTTTGACCATTTCGTTTACCCAGCGTCTTACTGTTGCTACTCCACAGTGTAAAAGTTCTGCGATATCCTCATATGTCTTTTCTTTAAAAAAATATAACTCTAAGGCTTTGTATTTTTCTAAGGACTGCAACTTATTTTGTGTTACTTTTAATGTTTCTAATGCCATATCTATATGTGCTACCATAATTAAGGTTTTTGCCTTACTTCTTTTGATACTTAATATATATAAATCCTCTATATCTAGACATAATAAATCATCATAATCACTTTTAACATCTTCAATGTCACTAATAGAATTTGCAATATGACTTTTTAAATCGTTATAGTGCTTTAACAAAAGCTTAGTATTATGAAAGACTTCTCTTTTTTTATTTTCTTTTTCTTCTTTTCTTAACTCTCTTACAATTTCTTTTATACTTTCTTTATCCACTTAAATCACTCCTTCTTGCTCTCTTCGAACAACTTCTACTGCAATACTTAACTTTAGATTTATCCAACTTATAAAATCTTCTACCACACCAAGCACATCTTACTATTTTACCTGGGCTTATAAGTTCCATCTTTTCTTTTTACTTTCATACCTTCACTCCCTATATTCTTTTAATTTTGCTTTGACTGCTTCAAGTAATGCACTTTGTCCTTTATCTTTATTCTCTAGAGCCTCCATTACTTGTTCATCTATTGTACCTTTACAGATTAGATGATGGATAATAACAGTTTCCCTTTGACCCTGTCTATAAAGCCTTGCATTAGCTTGTTGATACAGTTCTAAGCTCCAAGTTAATCCAAACCAAACAATTATACTTCCACCTGATTGTAAATTAAGTCCATGTCCTGTACTTGCTGGATGACAAAGTAATAATTGTATTCTTCCATTATTCCAATCATATATATCTTTTGAGTTTTCTATTGTTCTTGGTTTCAAACTCTTAAACTCTTTCATTAAACGATTATAATCATGTTTATAGTTATAAAAAATTATAATAGGCTTACCATTTGAAACATCTATAATTTCTTTTAAAGCTTCTAATTTTTCTCTATGGAGTTCCTTTACATTTTTATCATTATCATAAATTGCTCCATTAGCTAATTGTAAAAGTTTATTTGCTGCTACAGCTGCTGATGAAGCTGTTATTATATCTTTATCTAATTCTAATATCTTCTCTTTTTCTAATTCTTTGTAATATTTAAGTATTTTATTATCAAGGTGTATTTCAATTTTATTATCTATTTTTCTAGGCATATTCAAATAATCTTCTGCTTTTAAGCTTATACAAATATCTTTTATTTTATTATGTATTGCATTTTCTGCTCCATCTTTAGGCTGCCAATTATAGATAGCTCCTGTTTGATAATTTTTTTGTCCTGGCTCAAAGTATCGTTCTTTATATCCTGTAATAGTTTTACCTAGTCTTTCACCTCTATCAAGTAAGTACATCTGTGCCCATAAGTCTATTAAACTATTTGGTGTTGGTGTACCAGTAAGCCCAACTACTCTTTTAGTTAAAGGCAATACTTTCTTTAAACTTTTAAATCGTTGTGCTTTATTTGATTTAAAAGAACTAAGTTCATCTATCACAACCATATCAAATGGCCATTTTCTTTTATAAAAATCCACTATCCAGGGTACCATTTCTCTATTTATTATATAAATATCTGAGTCTGTACTTAAAGCTCTCACTCTATCTAATTTACTACCAAGAACTTTAGATACTTTTAGATGCTTTAGATGTTCCCATTTTTTTACTTCACTACTCCAGGTATCTCTTGCAACTCTTAAAGGTGCTATAACTAAAACTTTTGATATATCAAAGTAATCATACATTAATTCACTTATAGCTGTTAGAGTACAGACTGTTTTACCTAATCCCATATCTAATAATAAACCTATATTATTATTATCTATAGTTTTTCTAATTGTGTATTCTTGGTATGGATGTGGTTTAAATTCCATCCCTTAACCTCCTTGATAAAATCATCTATCTCTTTTAATGTGCTTACACACTTAACTTTAAATCCTAATTCTCTTAATTCTCGCATTTTATACTGTTGAAGCTTCCTTAGTTTTTTACCTGGTGCTTTAAGTTCTACAAATATAACATGTCCTTCTGGTAATAAGACAATCCTATCTGGCACACCTGCCTCACCTGGTGAAATAAACTTCATAGCCTTTCCACCTAACAACTCAATCTCTTTTTTAAGTCTTTTTTCTATTTTTGATTCTAACAAAATATCACTTCCTTAAATTTAGGTGTCTACAATGTCTACAGATTTTCTATATATATGTATATATGCATATTAGGCATACATATATATATACATATATGCCTAATATTACTTTTATTACTTTATATATAATTTTTGTAGACATTGTAGACGTTAGTATTCCATACATTGCAATTACTGCATCTTAGGTGTCAACATAAGCGTCAACAAAGCCATTTTTTTTGTTGACATTGTTGACACTTTTAAAATTTTCAAATTTACTCTGTTTTTAATTCTGTTGACACTAACTTTTACGTACATAAGCTCTCTGCCTACCATATATTTTCCCAAACCTTAAATTTCCATTATATGATATCCAATCATCTAATCCTTTTAATATATCATTAATTTCTCTTGATAAGATAGGCGTGAGTTGTTTAGGTTCTCCATTAAATAGCTCAACCCATATCTCCATAACACACGTTTTTTCTCTTAATATTGTCCCTTCTTTTAAATCACCAAAATCTGAACCATGAATATATTCTCTCTTTTCTGAAATACTTAAATCATACCAATTCTTAGTAATAGGTTTATTTAGATACTCTTCGATAATTCCAGATTTAGCATTTTCTTCTGAGTGAGTTCTTTGTTGTCTTTCAGCTTCTTTTTTCTCCTCATCTGATAGATATAACTGTTCATTGGCTTTATATAATTCTACTGCTTCTGCCCAAATTTGATTTCTTTCATTATCAAGTTGGCCATTAAATATACTCTTGTTAATCTTCTTTACTCCTGTATCTATTGGCCAAAACCTTCTATTCCCAGTCTTATCTCTTAAAAATTCTTTATCATTAGTTGTTCCTATAACTACACATTGACGTAAAAATCTTGAGGTTCTCTTCCCATATGCGACCCTATATATATCCTCTGATTTGCTTAGAAAATGCTTAACTGCCTCAATATCTGCTTTTTTAGTAGCCATCATTTCACCCATTTCCAGCAACCATACTCCTTGTAATTGTTCATACGCTTCTTTACCTTGTACAGTAGTTAAACTATCAGAATACCAGTCTCCACCAAGTTTTTTAATAAAAGTACTTTTTCCCATTCCTTGAGGACCAGATAAAACCATCATATTATCAAACTTTATTCCTGGATTAAATATTCTTGCTACTGCTGCTACTAAAACTTTTCTTATTATAGTCCTTGTATAGTGGTTATCTTCTGCACCTAAATAGTCAATTAAAAGTGTATCCACTCTCTTAATGCCATCCCACTTTAAAGAATTTAAATAATCTTTTATAGGATGAAAAGTATTATTTTCAAAAGCAATTATTAGAGCATCATTTACTTTTGATGGTGATGAGATATTGTAAATTGTTTCTATATGATGTCTAAGCCCAGAATCATCACTATCATTCCAATCATTTAATTTATCATCTTTTCTCCAAGGTAACTTACCTAAAACGACAGCTCTATTTGAAAATTCATTATAAGCTATTTTTCCTTTCAAATATGGGTCATTTTCTATAAACATTAAGATATTGTTTGTTGTTTTCTTATAACTTCCCTTATTGTCATAATCTAACCTAGTTAACCATTCATCATCTTCAAAATCTATATCACCAAAATCATCCTTAGCTTTATCAAGGTTTTCTCTTCCTATAGTCTTTCGTACTTTAGTGTCACTGCTTGCAAATTCGCTCATTCGAGTAAATGAAGGTAATCTATTTACAGGCGTTTCGGGTTTAGCATCTTCATCAAGTTCACCAAATTTATGTATCCTAACTAAATCAAAAGCATTGCATAAAATTCCGCTTGCTGGGTCTGTACCATGATGACTATATGAAAACTTGTCATCATAAATAACTACTCCACCACTTGTACTACCTTCTGAATATGTATACCTGGTTTCATCAATACCAGGAATATATACTTCATTTAAGAAAGTTTCTATAGTTTCTTTTATACTATAGGACCTGCAAAATGCACCTATAATTCCAGCCTTTTCAATAGGGTCTTGTTGTTTTTTTAATTGTGTATTAAACTTTTGCCTCTCCCTCGAACTTTCTGGCCAATAGCTTACATCTGTCCAGTCTAAATATAAATCTAGTATTTCATTTGGGTTTAAAAACTCTCCATCTTGAAATTTAAATATATAGTCTCCATCAATTGAAGTACTTGGAAAATACATAAGTCTATGAGGTTGATATGTAGTATCATCAAACATATCTATTCCTATAGTATCGGCTATCATCCTGGAAATTGCTTGATATTCTTCTGGTAGTACTGGTCTAGTTAAAGGTATTACAAGTCTATATCTGGGATTATTCTCAGTATGTGAGTGCGTAGAATACATAAGACAAGCATAATCATTTAATAATGTTATATCCTCCCATATATCTTTATTCGCATAATCTATATCTAAAGTTATAATACTTCTATTTGCAATATTCTCTGCTTTTCGTCTTCCATTTTTTAAGCTTCCACCTACAAATCCACCAACATCTTTAACTCTATCTTTTTCAGTCTTTGACATCTTCCTATATTCTGTATATGTTTCTTGAGTTCTTAATGTTTTACTTAATCTATTTACAAGTTCGGACCATAAAATACTTTTATTTTTCCAATGTGTTTCTAATTTATTTTTTCCTATGGCCAGCATGAGTTGGCCATCATGTCTTACATTTATGTGTTCAATTTCACTGGCCTTTATATCCATAAATCAATCACCTAGTCTTTCTTATAATAATCACATTCATATCCATCTGCTTTAAGAGGAAGACCTTTAGCCCAAGATATTTCTTTTCCCATAATACTGTTAACTTCTTCTAAAGAACCTCCTTTTTTATCTACATCAATTACAAGCTCATCATGTACATGCATTACAATGCTATAACCTGCATCTGTCACATTAAACATAGCCTCTCTTAAGCAATCTCTAGCTGTAGCTTGAACAATATTCTCAACTAACTTAGGTCCATAAGTATCTATTCTTTTCCATTGTTTACTTGTCTGTTCCATACCTTCATATGTTATCTTATCTCCACTAAATGTAGTATGTGGCTCTATCTTAGGCCTTAGATACGATAATCTTCTACTACTTGGTAGTTCTATAAATAAAACGCCTGGATTATAAATAAATTTAATCCCATGTTGAATTTCTACTATAGTCCTATCTTTTATAGCTTTTTTAGCTGCCTTATCTACATCCCACCAAAACTTAGTTATATTTGGATTAGCATTTCTCCATGCAGTAACAATAGGTTGAAGCTCTTCTTCTTTAAGCCCCATTTTAATAGCCCCCATAGAAATTAAGGCCCCTACACTTCCACCATATCCATTCGATAATTCTGCTAGCTTTCCTTTTTGTCTAAGTTCAGAACCTTTTTTAATACTTTCTATTGGAACTTTAAACATCTGACTAGCACTAGCTTCATATATTTTTCCATGAGAATTAAACACATCCAGCCTCCACTTCTCACCAGCAAGCCAAGCTATAACCCTAGCTTCTATTGCACTAAAATCTGATACTATAAATCTATGACCTTCACTTGGTATAAAAGCTGTCCTTATCAATTGACTTAAGACATCTGGTACACTATCATATAAAAGCTCTATTAAATCAAAGTCACCTTCTTTTAATAGGTTTCTAGCTAGGTCTAAATCTTCTATATGGTTTTGTGGTAAATTCTGTACTTGTACTAATCTTCCTGCCCATCTACCAGTCCTATTAGCCCCATAAAACTGTAGTAGACCTCTTACTCTATTGTCATTACCTTTAGCTAATTTCATAGCCTCATACTTCTTTATAGAGGTTTTAGACATTAATTTTCTAAGTTCTAAAGTTCTAACTACATTTTCATCATCAACTTGTTTTAATATTTCTGGAATACTTTCTTTTGTTAGGCTTGTAATCTCAAAGCTAACTTTATCACTTAACCATTTTTTTAATTGAGCTGGACTATTTGGATTATTTAGACCAGTTATTTTAATTGCTTCTTTTGTAAGTTTTTCAGTATATCTTTTATCACATTCTATTGCATTCTCTATTAACTCTGTATCTACTTTAATACCAGTATCATTAATTCTCTGGTCTAAATACCATAATTTAATTTCTCTTTCGGTAGTCTTATACTTACTAAGTTTGTTTCTTATTTCTCTTTCAACTACAACATCTTGTTTACAATATTCTTTAAATTTATTCCATTTTTCCATATCATGTATTGGTAAATTTCTAGTTCTTCCCTTGTTAACTTTTGTAGCCTTACAAGGTTTACAGAAATATTGTATTAATGCTTTACCTTCTTTCATTTTCTGTTTATCTTCATTAAACTTTAAAGCCTTAGACACACTATCTAAACTTCCTGGAAGTCCTAGTGTTAACGCCTTTATCATTGTACATGACCACTCATTTGGTTTTAAATTAATATTTAAAAATTTACTTATTGCTGTTCTTTCAAAATTAGCATTAAATGCTGATTTTATAACTTTATTATCATTTAAAGCTTCTATTACTTCTTTTGGTAACTCTTCATCATTTACTAAATCAATAACTTTTACCTCTTCATTATCAAAAGCATAGGCAAATAACAGTATCTCAAAATTAGCAGAGTCTACATATCTGTAGACTCCAACTTTTTTTATATCTAAATCACTATATGTTTCTATATCAATTGATAAGGTCCTCATTAACTTAAGAAGTCCTCTTCTTCATCTTCATATTCAAAGTCATCTGAGAAATCTGCTTCTGCACTAGCTCTAGCTCCTCCAAGTACTTCTCCATCTGCTAACTTTTGAACATTTTGTAAGCCACAACCTATTCCTTTATTTCCTGCACTATTATATGGGAAAAAGTTTATACTAACTCTTCCATAACAACCACTATATACCTCTGTATTATCTAATATTTCATTTAAGTCTTTATCAACTATTCCTGGCTTTTGAGTACTATTTGCATTTAAAAAATACATTCCTACATATTCCTCTGCTTCGTCAGCTCTTTCTGCGTCTCCATCACGAATAGGTGTTTTTAAATTACCTGGTAATTTTCCACCCCATTTAGAAGTTTTACCTTGTTCTTTAGCTGCATCAATAGCCTTCTTTATTCTTCCTAAAGTCACCTTATCTGATTTTGGTATTAAAATACAAACTGAATACTTGGGCTCTGCACCTTCTACCATTGCTCTGCTTTTAAAGATATTGCAATAACTTAATCTTACCTTTCCTGTTACTACCTTTGTTGATTGTACTGAATTACTCATAATTTTCTTCCTCCTAATATTTTTATATTTGGTATATTGATTTTATATTTGAAGTTATTTCTCCAAATTTATCTAAATCTCTAACTTGCTTACTAAACAATTTAATTCTTCCACAAATAACTGTTGAAGAAACATTTAATAACTCTCCTATATCAGATATCTTTTTATCTTGTAAAATCCAATCTACTATTTTATCAATATCTTTTAAATATGACTTTCTTGCAATTTTTCTTATATAATCAACATCATAGTTAAATTGAATTTCATAAAATCCATGTATATCTTTTAATGGTCTTTTACTATCTTCAAATACACTTACATCTAAACCTTCTATAGAGTTTCTATAATGTTTTTCGCCATAACGCAAAGCTTTAAACATTTCTATTCTTATGTAAGAAACAGCCACTGTAGAAAACTTGCCTCTGTTACTATCATAATTTAATGCTGCTTTATATAACCCAATACATCCTTCTTGATAAAACTCTTCATATAAGTATGGATGTTGCTCTACATAAGACTTAAAAAATCTATTTATACTAAAATGTACAAGATTCAAATTATTTTCAACTAGTTTAGTTATTTCTTGATTACTCATAAAATTATATCCCCTTTTAAATCTTTTTATAGCTACTAGGAATTAAATATTTTTAATTATCCTTTGCTCTTACTGATACAAAGCATACTGGACTAACTTTTATATGTTCTGGTATATACACTCTATCAAGATGATTGTCATTTACTTCGAGGAAAGTTGACATCACTTTATCCTTTATTAAACTTTCTCTTTTAAAATCCATCACTGTAACTTTTGCATTTTCTTCAGTTGAGTTATATTCTGTAATATTTAGTCTCTTTAACATATCTAGTAAATTATCTTTTTCATAATCTAAATCTTTTTCGATACTCTTTTTTCTATCCTTTAAATCTAAAATTATACTTATGCTTTCATCTAATTTATCTTTTATACCTGCATCTAATGGCATGTAATATCCCCCATTTATATTTCAAAATCTTTTTTCGCTGAATCTATACTATTAATTTCTGACCTTTTATCACTTTCTACTACTAAAGTAGCTTTTCCAACTGGTTTTATAATTAAATCACTTAGTAGTTTAGCAAAACTCTTTTTACCTATAGCTTTCTCCATATCACTAATTCCTTTTAAGGTCCTTGGCTTATAAATTTTTTCTTCATCATAATCTGAATTTAATAAAACCTTAGCAACTTCTTGCTCATCTATATACTTTCTATTACTTCTGCCTTCTACAAGCTTATATCCTGGATATTTAACACCATGCTTTTCAGCTTGTTCTAGTGCATAACTTTGAACATCCTTTAACCAATCTTGTATATTCTTAGCAAAACCTAAAATATCTGCTATCTCATATTTATTAAGAGCAAATGTGTCAGCAAAATCATATTTTCTAGCTAGTTTAAGGTTATCCTCAGCTCTTTTTCTGCAATCATTTTTAGCTCTACAAAATCCACAATGACTGCCACTTACAAACTCTCCTTCACCATTAAAAGCCATTTGAGCCTTCTTCTTAACATTATCTGCCCATGTAAGTAATTTAGTAACTTCTATTTCTTCACTTGATATGTTATCAAGTCTAGGTTGAATTATTGTTGTTTTAATTAAATCAATATCGTATAGCATTTCAAACTGATTATATGCCCCTAAACCATATAGTCTAAGTTGAGGATTCTCTATAGCTGAAACTTCTAAACCTTTTCCATACTTTAGGTCTATAACTTGAAGTATACCATCAGATATTACAACAACGTCTCCTGTTCCAAATCCTTCTGGAACCCACTCACTAAAATCGAGTCTTTCTTCTAACATCACTATTACATCATCACATATAGCTTTACTATCATTTACTAATTCAACTACATTCTCAACATAAGATTGTATATAGTCCTCCATTTCAGAGTTATAATACTCACTTTTCTGTATCTTTTTAATTCTTGCATTATATGCCTTTTTACTTATTTTTTCATACTCTAGCATTAATTTAACTTCTGCTAATTCATGTGCAACTGTTCCTTCTTCTGCATATATACTAGTTGATGGTGGATAGTTTTCTTCTAATTTTATACTAGGAGTGCAGTGAAGCCATCTATGGGCTCCACTCGCACTAAGTCTTGCATGTTGTAATGGCATTTATGTACCCCCTATAAACTTTCTAATTTGTTCATAAAAGCTGAATAATCTTCTTCTTTTACTTCACTTAACTTACTAGCTCCAAATTCACCAAATAACTCCTTAAGCTTATCCTTCTTACCTGACTTACTTACTTGTGCTGCCTTAGTTCTTACCTCTTCTTTTGTGTATTTAACTTCACTAGTTGTATTTTCATTATTCTTTTCTATTTCTTCCTTTGCTTCTGCTATTTCTTCTTTAACGTCTTCTTTTACTTCTACCTTTTTAATCTTTTCAGCTTTTTTAACTTCAACTTTCTTCTCTTCTTTCATATCTGTTATATTTATAGGTTCTATCTGCATTGCTTTTCCTAGATTAAGACCTCCTAAAGCATTCGCCACTACTAATAGTGCATTTGTAAATTCTGGTGCTTCTACTTTAACTTTTACATTTACATTAACTTCAACCATTTTAAATATCTCCTTTTTGTGTTATACTTTACTTGTGTTATATTTTATTTTTTATTTTTTTGTGTGTTGGTTATTTTACCAACACTTTTTTATTTAATATTCCAACCGATATTTTCTTACCAGTTTTAATATCTTTAAATACTATATCTGCTATAACTTTTCCATCTTTTTTAAGAGTTACTACATTCTTATTATTAGTATCAAGACTCAGCAATTTCATCCCCCCTCTCTACTGCTTTTAAAAGTTCATCCAAATTTTTACCTTGATTTCTTTCAATAAAATCATCAACTTCATATCTTGAAATTTTTCTACCATCACCTCTAACTAGTGATTTTATCAAACCTGTGCTTACTAACCTACGCATAAAGGCTGTATCTAACTTTAAAATTCCCCTTGCTTCTTCTACTGTTATTAGATAATTTGGATAACCTCTTTTTATTAAAACAACTATATCTTTAGGCTCCAGTACCTTTACCTTTTGTTCAATAGTTTGACTCTTAACTCTATCTGTCTCTTGTTTACTTATCTCTATTTCTATTAAGCTTTTTAAGCTATCACTAAATTGTTTTGTTATGCTTTCAGAAATATCCATGTGAAAATGCTCTCCCCTCTTTTCAATTATTTATCTTCCAACCAATTCGTCTAATGTAATATCTAAACAATCAGCTAATTTTATTAGAGTATCTATAGTTGGATTAGAACTTTTATTTCTCAGTAATTTATATAAACCACTTACATCTATATCCAATTCTTTTGCCAATTTATAAGGTTTTATATCTCTTTTTCTTAGTATTTGCTTTATATTGTCGCCTATTAACATTGTATTCACCTCAGTTCTACATGGTATAATATAAACATGGAATAAATTCCAAAATTTTCAAAAGGATGGTGTATTATGCAGTTTTCAAACAATATATCTAAAGAATTACAAGAAAGTATAAGAAAGACAGTCTCTGATACTTCTAACACAGAGTATTTTTACTATGCTGAATTTCAATATAAAATTATTCTTAAATCTATAGAGGAATTTGAAAAAGAACTTGATGATGAACATGAAATTGCACTAAAATTGACTAACTTTGGAAAAGATGTATTAATGATTGTTGAAGAAGTAGGTTATCATAACCCTTGTCTAATTCACTACTACGGCATAGTAAATGGAGTTTATTCTGAAATTCTTCAACACACATCACAGATAAACTTTATGATAACTTCAGTAAAGAAAACTGACCCTTCAAAACCTGCTAGAAGAATAGGTTTTATATTGTAATTATCATTCTTATTTTCTGATTCTTTCTTTAGTAATTTCACTAATTTTTCTTTTTTCACTTTTATTCATCTCATGTAAATACAAAACTATACATTGGTACATATAATCTATAAAATCACTATTTGATTGAGCTGTTATCTGACTAAATAACTGTGCTTGCAATTGATTTTCAAGCATGGTTATTCTTTTCTCTATTTCTTCTATTTTCTTATTTTCCAATTCAATCTCTCCTTTCCAAAATATTCTGTATTTAGTTTTCAAAGTACTAACCTAATATTGAAGTTTGATAACTATATTCTTTTTCTATATCTGGTAATATGTTATTTGTTTTCAATAAATCATATAAAAACAATCTACCTTTTTGAGTCCACTTAGTTGTCATTTTTACATCAGGCATTCCATTACTTCTAGTTATGTCTATTGTTTCTGAATGAGTGTATCCCTTCCCTTGATGTTGTTTATATAAAAGCCATTGTCCACTTTGTTTATATTGAATCCCTCTTTCATGAAGTATTTTGTTCATTTCTTTTCCACTCATTCCATAATCCTTTGCTATTTGAGTTATAGTGACTAGACCTTTGTTTTTAAGTATCATATCTGTATAATCTGCCTTTGGTTTTAGTTCTTTTATTACTTTTTCTTTCATTTTACTTTCTAGTTGTAATTTCTCATTTACTTCTACTTGTTCTATAAGGTGTTGTAATGCTTCTTTATATGTAGTTGGTAGTTTAGGTTGTGGTCCATTTTTTAATACTTGCTCCATTTCTTCAAACTTAGCCACATAAATAGCAGTAAATATAATGCCTTTTTCCCCAGTCATTTTATTCGCAACCATATCACAACCTTTTTTAGTCAATAGATAACAAGGATATTTCTGATTATTTTCATTCTTATAAGTGCTTTCAATAAAAAAATCATCAGTGTGCAATTTTGCACTCTGCTCTAATACACTTATATATCCTCTTATACTTCTTAATAATTGGTTATGGTCTTTTTATATTAATTCTGCTACCTCTCTACTCTCAACTAAATATTTATTGTTTTGCTTGATAATTGTTAAGTTATTCATACTTATTCCTCGCTTTCTATATTAAATTTATTTTCTTTTTTAATTTTCTCAACAAAATCCCAACAAGCATCTATGATAATAGAATTCTTACTTTTTCCACATTTTTTAGCTATTTTCTGCACATCTTGATTTAATTTTGGTACAAGTCTTACTGTCATTCTTACTTTTTCCATTCTTATTCCTCCTCTCTTTATGACACCGTTTCACTGTCTATATCCATTATATTATGACACTGTTTTACTGTCAAGACTTTTCTAAACATCTTCTGTATAATGTCATTAGGGAGGTGTCAAAATGACTACTATTACTGTAAGAATATATACACCATTAAATGAAAATTTAGAAAAAATTTCTTATCAAACAGGTATTCTTAAATCTTCGCTTATTCTATATGCTATTAATGACATTATTAGAAATTCAAAAGTTAATGAACTTAAATCAATCTCATATAAAAGTGATGATAGCGTTCGTTCTACTCTCAGGATTCCTAGTGTTCTAAAAGAATTACTAGAGAAAACAGCTAAAGAAAATAATTTATCAGTCAATTCTCTAATAAATAATGCTGTGCATTCATTTTGCATATCTCATTGGTTAATTTATCTTTGATATATACAACCAGCATGCAATTATTATAATAGATGCAATAGGCATTCCTATTTCACTACTTAAATCTATCAACGCTTTGTACAAGTCTTCTGGTATACGAAGCGTTGTTTGCTCATGTTTCATTTTATCTCCCTCTTTCTTTAATTATTTTTATGATATAATTATGACATCATTTAGACTTTAAAAAGGAGGTATTATTATGTCAACTTCACTACCTAAATACACTTTAAGAATAAACAGAGTTCTGCTTGAAAAAATTAAATATATAGCTGAAAGCGAAGGTCGTTCTGCTAATAAGGAAATTGAACAAATAATAAAAAAACATATTGAAGATTATGAGCAAAGAAAAGGAGAAATTAAAATTAATATTGAAGAATAATTTATATACTCTTGCTAATCACTGATAGTATGTAATCATTCACTGACATACCTCTTTGATTAGCTTTTTCTTTACATTTATTGTATAATTCTTTCGTAATACTCAAGGTATACTTCTTTCTATTACTCAACCTTTAAATCACCTCTTTTTGAATATTCTGTATTTATTTTTCAAAGTACTAACCCAACATTGAAGTTTGATAACTATACTCTTTTTCTATATCTGGTAATATGTTATTTACTTTCAATAAGTCATATAAAAACAATCTTCCCTTTTGAGTCCACTTAGTTGTCATTTTTACATCAGTCATTCCATCACTTCTAGTTATGTCTATTGTTTCTGAATGAGTGTATCCCTTCCCCTTGATGTTGTTTATATAAAAGCCATTGTCCACTTTGTTTATATTGAATCCCTCTTTCATGAAGTATTTTATTCATTTCTTTTCCACTCATTCCATAGTCTTTTGCTATTTGAGTTATTGTGACAAGTCCTTTGTTTTTAAGTATCATATCTGTATAATCCGCCTTCGGTTTTAATTCTTTTATTACTTGGTCTTTCATTTTACCTTCTAATTGTAACTGCTCATTTACTTCTACTTGCTCTATAAGATGTTGTAACGCTTCTTTATATGTAGTTGGTAGTTTAGTTTGTTCATTTTTTAATACTTGCTCCATTTCTTCAAATTTTTTTGTATATATTCCTGTAAATGCCGTACCTTTTATGCCTGTCATTTTATTTGCTATGAAGTCACAACCTATCTTTGTTATTGCATAGCATGGCTTCTCTCTTTTATAATCATCTAAATAAGTATTTTCAATAAAATAATCAGATGGGTACAAATCTGTACTCATGTTTTTATTGGCTTCTTCCATCTGATTTATATAGTTTCTTATATCTCTTAGTAAAATCTTGTGTTCTTTTTCAACCATTAGAGCTATATCCCTACTATCAGTTGTTAGTTTATTATTAACTTTTACTATTTTTAAATCTTTCATATTTAACTCCTCTCTTTTAAACAACATCTTGTTGTATTTGTATTTAAAAAAATTTTTTCTATTGATACTCCAAAACATTTAGATAATTTTATTGCTATTGCTAAACTTGGTACTCTTGTTCCACTTTCAATCATTCCATAATAACTAGTAGTTATACCTACTTTTAATGCAACATCTTTTTGCTTTAAATTCCTTTCTGTCCTAAGTTCCTTTAGATTGTTCAAGCTATATCCTCCTTGCCAACATTTTGTTGTTTATACTTATATAATACACAACTATATGTTGTTTGTAAATAGTTTTTTTATTTTTTTATTTCATTTTACAACTATTTGTTGTATTATTTAATAAAGGCAACTTTATTAAGAGGAGTGATTATATGAGCATTTTATCAGATAGATTGAAATTTCTTAGGAAAGAAAAAGGTGTAATGCAAAAAGAAATTGCCAACTATCTTAACATAACTACTAGTGCATATGGATTTTATGAACAAGGTAAAAGAACACCTACCCCAGAAATGTTATCTAGTTTAGCTGAATATTTTGGCACTACTGTTGATTATTTAATAGGTAGGTATGATAATAAAGCAAGCAATATTTCTAGCAAAACTTCTTGTAATAATACATTATTTCAAAAAAGACTAAAAGAACTTAGAGCTGAAAAAAATATGACTCAAGAAGATGTTGCAAATAAATTAAACTTAACCAAAAGCGCTTATGGTTATTATGAACAAGGAAAGACAGTTCCTGATGCTTATATGTTATCTAGCCTTGCTGAAATATTTAATGTGACTACTGATTATTTATTAGGTAGGTCTATTGTAAAAAATGATATAGACACTGTAGCTGCACATAGAGTTAATCCTCACAAAGATTTACCAGAGGAAGCTCAAGAACAACTCAATGATTATATTGAATTTTTAATAAATAAGTATAAAAAATAAATTAAAAGTAGGTGATAAATTATATGAAATCTATAATATCAGATGTCATAAACCGATTTAATGCTACACCATTTTTATTTGTTGGTTCTGGTTTAACTAGAAGATACTATAATCTTCCAAATTGGGAGGATTTACTAAAAGTCTTTGCAGAAAAAATTAGTAATGATGACTTTATATATACAAGTTATAAAAATAAAGCAAAATCAGAGAACCCAAAAATGGGTATAAATCCTAGAATTGCAGAACTTATTGAAAATGATTTTAATAAAAAATGGTTTTCAGATTCTTCTATACGAAGCTTAGACTCTAAGTATTTAGATATTGTTAAATCAGGAGTTTCTCCATTTAAGGCAGAAATTGCTATGTATATTAAAAATAATTCTAAAATAGTAGATAAATATCAAGATGAAGTTGAAAAACTTAGTAATATCTCTAAAAAAAGTTTATCAGGATTTATTACAACAAATTATGATTGTTTTTTGGAAACTATCGTTGATAATTATACAACATATATAGGTCAAGAAAATTTAGTTTTTTCATCTATACAAGGTATTGCAGAAATTTATAAAATTCATGGATGTGTTTCTTCTCCAAATAGTATTGTAATAAATGAAGCTGATTATATAGACTTTGACAGCAAAAGTGCCTACTTGGCAGCTAAGCTAATGACTATATTTGTTGAGTTTCCTATCATATTTATTGGTTACTCTGTTACAGATGTAAATATAAAAAAAATACTTAATGCTATAGTTAATTGTCTATCTAATGAAAATGCTAAAAAACTCGAGGAACGTTTCATATTCATTGAGTATGAAAAAAACTTTAATGATATAGAAATATCAAGTCATACAATTGCTTTTGATAATAAAATGATTACTATGACTAAAATTAAACTGGAGGATTTTAATTTACTCTATGAGGCATTATCTGAAAAAAAATCAAAATTACCAGTTAGAATATTAAGAATGTTCAAACAAGAATTTTACGATTTCACAATTACTAACAAACCTACTGCTAAAATTCGGGTTGGTAGTGTTGATGATACAAGAATAAAAGATGAAGATTTAGTTTTAGCAGTTGGCAAGGCAAGTGATTTTGGTCTTAAAGGATTAAAAGGATTAAGTTTTGATGAATGGTATCGTGATATAGTCATGAATGACTTAGAATTTTCATCAGATGAATTACTTGAATATGCTTATCCATCTTTAATTAAGCAATATAATAAATTACCATTAAATAAACATCTTTTTAATAGCACACTTGAATTTCCAGATTATAGGACAATTGCACTAGAAAGTGACTTTGAAAATATTATTAGCAATAGTATTAAAAAAAATAGAAATAATACTTACATAAAAAATAGAAGTGTTTATGGTATTTGGAATGATGAACATCAATCATTTGAAAAAGCTACAAGACTTATTGCTTTTTTAGAAGAAAAAGAAATTGACACTGAACAGTTAGAAAATCTACTTAAGAAAATATTTGAGGAAAATCCTAATATTTTAGAGTCTGCAAAAACAAGCGAAAAAACAAATTTAAGAAGGCTTATTAGAATATATGACTACATGAAATACTCTAATATGCAAAAGAGTCTTGGTTATAGTGAGTAAAACTCTACCCACCGCTCCAAAACTCCTTTAATCGCTTTAAGCACAAATACAAATTTAGTGCTAACTATACTAACACACATTTGTAAGTGCTTACATATATTATATGTAATTATATTATAATCATATACTATAATCCATATTTTGTCTACAGCTAAAATTATCCAATCTTTTTTGGATAAAAAATGAATATTTAGAGCAGTTCACACCTGCTCTTTATATATAACAAAAATCAAAAATACATTCTTTTTATAGGGGGATTTCAATGAACAAACTAGACGCACTTTTAGACTTAGCAAATAATGAAGAGATAGAAATTTACTACACTGACAAAATAGCAGATGACATAAAAGGATTGTATATAAACAGACAAGGACTAAAGATTATATCATTACTTAATTCATTAAAACAAAACAATGCTAAACTAATAGAAATCTTAGCAGAAGAATTAGGACATCATTTTACCAGTGTTGGGAACTATGTATCTTCAAAAAACAGTTACAAAAATAAAATCTTGATAGACAAAACTGAAAACAAAGCATTAAAATGGGCATGTGAATTTCTTATAACAGAAGAAGAAATAATACATGTTATTAATTCACACGCTACAAGTGTATACGAAATAGCTGAAGAATTACAAGTTAGCATCAACTTCTTACTAAAAAGATTAGAATTTCTATCAAAAAAGAAAAGCATGTTGGACTTAGGAAATAATAGATTTTTAGTATTAACTAATTTGCCAAATTTCTACATATATGAGGATATTTTTTAAACTCATTTATTCTACTTTTATAGATTTTTTACTTAATAAATATATATTTCAATATTATTATAATAAACTACACATAAAAGCTAAAAAATTGTAAGAATATTAAGAAAATAATTAAGTAAAAACCAGATAAACAAAATTAAGATAATATTGTACATAACAAAAGTATATAAAGAGCAGTTAATCTGCTCTTTTATATAAACACCAAACAAACATACATTCTAAAAGGGAGGGATACTATTATGAAAGGTGGAGTAAGAAAAAGAAGTAACAAATGGTATTACTACTTTGACCTAGGCATAGTAGAAGGAAAAAGAAAAAAAGTAGAAAGAGTTGGAGGCAATACTAAAAAAGAAGCCGAAAAAGCCTTAAGAGAAGCACTAAATGAATATGAAAACTCTGGCATAGTATTTGAAGAAAGCAATATCAGTTTATCAGACTACTTAGATTTTTGGTACAAAGAATATGTCTTACTTAACTGTAAATACAACACTCAAGAAAGCTACCGAATAAACATAGAAAAACATATAAAGCCAAAACTAGGAGCTTACAAAGTAAAAGCTTTAACTCCTGCAATACTACAAAACTTCATAAATAAAAAGTACAAAGAGGATTACTCTCAAAATACATTACAAGTATTAAAAGCCATATTACATAGGTCATTAAAATCAGCAGTCCATCCTTACAAACACATACGAGAAAACCCTATGCAATATGTAAGCATACCAAAAACTAAATCTAAAACAGAAACTAATAAAGTTAAAACTATTACATTAGAAGAATTTAATCAAATACTAAATATATTTCCTCAAGATTCATTTCAACGTATAGTTTTACTAATTGGATTTCATACTGGTATGCGAAGAGGTGAAATTATTGCACTAAAATGGGATAATATAGACCTTGATAATAAAACTATCACAGTAAAGCATACTTTGATTAAAAAACCAAATGGAATGTTTGAATTAGGGCAACCAAAAACAGAAAGCTCTTGCAGAACTATATTTACAGGTGACACTTTAATAAAGGCATTAAAAGAACATAAATTATATCAAAAGAAAATGAAATTAAAATATGGAGAATTTTACTTTGATAGTGACTGGGTATGTACCAAAGAAAATGGTCAACAAGTGAATACTCACACTTTAGACACTATAGTAAGACAAATTCGAGTAGCTTTAAACAATGACTTCCATTTTCATTCTTTAAGACATGCACATGCTACCCTATTATTAGAAAATGGTGCTAACATTAAAGACATACAAAACCGTTTAGGTCATAGCCAACTATCAACTACAATGGATACCTATTCACATGTAACTGATAAAATGAAAAATGAAACTGTAGATATATTTGAAAAAATTACAAATTAGAGTTTGCCACCCAAAAATATAATACGGTGGCAAATGGGTGGCAAAATCTAATTTATCTATTTTAAAAGCTAAAATTATCAAATTTATATAGTCAGCTATACGCTTGTAATTTCAAGGCTTTAGAGTATATAATAACCATAACTAATATAAGGTATTAATAATAAATCTAACAAATAAAACTTAATATTTACTTAAGTTGTAATACTATTCCAAATTGTATAATTAAAATTTAATAAGTTCTTAATTATATAGTCATTGATTTATTTGAAAAAATAAAAAATGCCAATCTATCTCTAAACAACAAAAACTGAATACCAATAAAAATTTAATAAAAATTTTATCAATATTCAGTATAAGTT